AGTTACCAAACCACTTGATAATGTTACAAAATCGCCGTAAAAAATTGATGTTCCGTAGTTATACTGAATTGCATACTCACGTGTTGAGCCAGCATAAACTTGACCACCAATAAGATTTACAGGCTTAAAGCCATAAGGCGCTGATACTGTAGGATAAGCCATAAAAATACTCCTTAATTAAATTAATTACCTTTGCCAAAGCTAGTTGTAGACTTACGCTCAGAGAACATAGGCATACGGGCATCACTTTGACGCATAATGTTATTATCTACAGACTCTGTTTGAGATTGCGACAATTTATCGAAATGTGCATTCCGTTGTTCTACAAACTCTTTTGGAGTCTTACATAGTAATAGTCCACCAACTTCAATGTTATCTTTAAAGCGACTATTAGGGTCAGCTAACATTGCTAGTTGTGGTTGTTCTTCACTCTTTACTGCTTCCCAACCTTCTCTGAGTTTGGCAGACAAGTTGCGTGGGTCAGCACTGTTTAAAGTTGAAACACGAATCCAGCGATAAGCATATCCTTCTTGCATATCGGGTTCTGGCAATAACTCTGGTTGTTGCCACTGTTTTGGACGCTCTGCTGTTACGCGAGTGTCAATAGTACGAGTAATTCTTGTATCGGTCATTTTTTATACCTCCAGTTTTTTCATTGCAAGGGCGTATTGCTCATTAGTTAATCCTAGTTTTTTAGCTAGGGCAACTTGTCGCACAGATAGTTTAATCTTGTTTGAAGATGTACTACGTGTAGCGGGAGCAACTACTGTACTCAGTTTTGTAGGAGCACTTTCATTTTTACCTCGTGAATTCTCTGGCTCCGAATCCTCAAAATACTCTGAAAATCTCTTCCGCATTGTTTTGTCCAATGTAGAATAATAGTCATCAGAACCAACAACAACACCATTACGTTTTAGTTTTTCGTGTAGACCTAACGCTGTTGCGGTCATTTCCTCATCTGCTCCGAACCAATCATTTCTGTCACGCCATGCTTGTGCTCGTGCATCAGGGACGGGTGCCGCTGGCTGCTGATACTGTTCTTGATTACTTTGTACATTATTATTATCATCTTGTAAAGGGGGTAGCTTAAAGCTCTTAGCTTGCGCAATCTTGATACTTGCTTCTTGCATAGCTTGTTGTGCTTCAACTAGTCGGTCACTGTCCCCATTATCATATGCATCTTTATACGCACGTTTAGCCATCTCAAGTTCTAAGTTAGCTGTTGATTGTATTGAGTTTACATATTCTTTCTCGCCAGTGGCAAGCATAGATTTAATACGTTTGTTTTCTTCTAATACGCGTCGGGCAAGCTCAACTGCTTCCTGTTGCTCCCTGTATGCGGACTCCTTGGCTCGACGCTCGTCATGCCAGACTTTACGCATTTGTTTAAGTTTTTGCTTAGTTGCTTCATCGTATTTAGATAAGTCGTCTTGCTCTAACTCATCTACGATAGCCTTTGGCATTGGTTCACGATTGCGGTCTTCTTCAGGCGTATCATCTTCGATTTCAAACTCAATCTCAGATTCTGGTGCTACCTTCTTTTCTTGCTCATCGGGAAACGTATATTCTTCATTCTCAAATTCAGGCATCTTGTCCTCCTTATTTGCGAATAATACCGCGTGGCTCATCAACAGTAGCCTCGACAGTATCATCATTAATTAAACGGAATTCACGACCGTGAATTACCAACCTACTACCTGAGTGCGGACGCACCAAGATAAAGTCACCTTCTTTACACCACGGACCACTAGGGAATCGTTTTTCATCCTTGTAGCAATCAGGGCCTAAAGCAACTACAAATAATACTGTAGTCATGACTTCTTCCATACGCATTGTTTCATCGGCTTTTGCTAACTTAAATCCGTTAACATCCATCTCTTTTTCAACTTCTGGAATAGCACATAAAATATGATACCCAGAAGGTCTAGGTAACTGTGCTGCTTTTTCTACATCAGTTGCATCGCCTACGATTGCTCGTACCTCTGCTTCCTCTTGCGCGTCTTTCTTAGCTTGTTCAGCTAATTTAGATAAATCTAGTGCTTGTGCTAAATTTATATTACTCGTCATCTGCATTTTCCAATCGTTTTTTGAGGTCTGCAACTATTGCACAAGCAGCTTCGAGACCCCGTAGCTGACCACTTGTGTACTTGTACTCTTCAAATGAAGTGCAGTTGCCTCTCGCCATTGCTTCTGTAAGCATGTTGATACGGTCTCTGTATTCCGTTAAAAGAACATCAAATAAGTTTGAATCCATGTTTATTCACCTTTTGTCGGTTGTTGCTGATTGGCTAACGCATCTAAGATACGTTGGTCTTGCTGATGAGCGTGTTGGCCTTTTTGTTGGCTACGTTGGTGGTCGTGAGCACCGCTCTGTTGTTTTCCTTGGAAGTTCTGTTGTGATAATTGTTTTAATACCTCAACACCTTTCCCTAACATGTCTTGCTGTTTATTAGCTTGTAACTGAGCGGCTGTTTTTATCATATCGTTCTTCTGATTACCCTTATTGTTATCATGCTGTGCCAATAGGCGTAACTGTTCAAGTTTTAATTGCTCTGCTTTAAACTGCGCATCAGTTTGGTCTTTTTGAACTTTGCGTTGTTGTTCTGCTGTCTTCAACTGAAGTTCTTGCTGTTGCATCTGCACCATTGGGTCTTGCTGCGCTTGTTGTGCCGCTTGTTGCGCCGCTTGAGCTTGGTTCTGTTGTAGTAACTGTTGAGCAGCTTGCGCCAACATTGGAGATAATTGCGCTTCCACTTGTGGGTCCATATGCATGTCTTCACCCATCTCATCTTTCTGTGGTGGTAACTGCATACCTAACTGCTGTTCAATCTGTTTACGGTACTCGAAGCCCATATGCTCATTAATATGAGCCATCATCGCAGATTGTAACTGCTGTGCCATCGGGTTACCCTGTAGCATTTGCTGGATTTTAGGGTCTTGCATCGCAGCCATATGTACTGTGATATGCGCTTGATGGTCTTGAGTCAAGAACGCTTTAACTGGCTTCATCATGAGAATGTTTTGATTCTCAGTAACAGGGTCAGTCGCCTTCATGTCATCATCCATTGGCACTAGCTTAGATGCTTCTTTAATCCCTAGCACATCTAACATTTGACGATGTAGTAACGGCATGTTGTATATCTGAGGGGATTGTTGTGCTAACTGCATAACTGCTTGATACTGAACAATCTTTTGCGCCATTGTTGAGGCATTAGGGTCTGATACAGGAATAACTGTCACGCTATCATAGTCAGCCTTCTTAGCTCTACGGTCACCTTCTGATGGTTCGTAGTTGTACTCTTCTGGCGTATAGGCAGCGATGATGTCTTTTAACAGACCTAACTCTTGCTTCATCGAGTAGTGGATACGCGCCTGTACAGCACTCATTACTTTTAATGTACGTTCAAGAATCGCCAGTGTAGTCCCAACAGGGCTATTCGCAGACATATCAGAGATTTGTAAGTCCGCTGTATTAGCAAAGCGACGGCCTTCGTCAACGATTTGACCAAGCAACGACATAAGAACTTGTGATGGCTCTTTATATGGTAGTGGCATAATGTTGTCACGCATCGTGCCTGACGGTACATCTACATCACGGAACTCACCTGGGGCTATCGGTGTGTCGTCGCCTTTGACACGAAGTCCTCTAGTTTTGAAACCGCCAGGGAGGTTAGCGAGCGTCCCTGCGTCAACGAGTTGACGTATGAGACTAGTCCCAGACTTAGCGAAAGCGCCAACAAGATGGATGAGACCAAAATAGTAAAACCCAAAACCTGGAACATAACCGTAGTGAACGAAGTGTTGTCGTTTTTGCCTTGTGTCATCTTTAGGGTCCCAGTTACGGCGGATAGCCAGAATCGTATTGCTACCTTTCTCAAGTGTAACAACGTATGGTAAGGCAATGCCTGTAGGTTCACCAGTATCGTCTTTATCTTCATACCCTGGTAAGTCTAAGTCTACATGCATCTCTAGAAGTTTATAGCGGTCATCCGTTGAAGCACGAAAGCCCATCTTCTCTGCAATCTTCTTCTCTACTTCATCTAGAATGTTTGCTGGCTCACCTAAATCTACATCTAAGTAAAACCCAGCTACCTGTAGGCGACGTAGTTCATTCTCTGTCTTACGCATTACGTGCGTTACACGCTCTGCTGACTCAAGGTTTGACGCACCGTATGGCACTACCATATCTTCAGCTGGAATGAAAATAGATACCTGACGGTCTAGATGTGGGTCGAAGTAAACCTTTTTAAATGCATTACCGCTTAATCCTAGGCCCCACAGCATGCGTTCGTGTTCTGGTCGATACTCTTTCATCACATCCATTAATTGATAGTTCATATCGTCTTGGACGCGTGTTGCTGACTCTTTCTTATCCTGTGTTTCTTTACCAATGATTTGTGTCTTAACTGGACCCGCTGCTGGGAACATAGACATCATCGTTTCTGCTTGGAACTTAACTAGCGCTTCAGAAAGTAGTGGGTGGTATACACCGCATGCTCCCTCCCATGGCTCGCTACGTTCTTCAATCTTCATCCCTAACAGCTCAAGGCCATCTACATATGTCTGCATCCAGTCTTTACGTGAACTAATGTCCTCGTCGTAATCAGAAATAAGGTCAGCGGCAAGCGTAGCTAACGCACGGTCGTCCATGTATTCCGCTAAGTTATCATTAAACTTATCTTCCATCGGGTCATGCGGTTCTATGCTAATGTCCAGTCCGTCCATATGAAGGTTAACCGCTTCTGGGTCTACAATCTCAATCTCTAGCGGAGATGCATTAGGGTCATCAGGTAGAATGCCTTGTGGGGCTGCGTATAAACTTTTCTCAATTGCCATTTGTTATTCCTTTGTTTTCAATTTCATATAGCCAATCAGCTACTTTATATAAATCCGCTGCTTTATAGGCACTCTTAATGTTGTTTGCTTTACTACTAATGATTACTAAATTACCTTCTACATATCCTTTGGCGGGGTCTATCCTATCTAAACTTGGACTTGTTGGCAGTATCCCACCATTACCCATCCAATTAAATTCTGTACCATATATAGGGCATTGGTCAGTTAATATGCTATATACATACGCGGCTGTTATACTAAATGGTACATTCTTTTTAACTGCACGTTTTTTTGCATCTCTATTTGCATATTTTGCCCAAATCTTCTTTGGGTTATTTATCTCGTACTTTTTCCTACTTGCTCTACGGGCTTCAGTTGTTTGCATTAGTAATAGGCCGCTTTACGTTGATATCGGTATAATACATCATCATCTCGTTCATCGCTAGGCAACTTGATAAAGCCGCCTTTTCTAAAACGAATCAATGCTTGTGAACAACTATCCACAAAGTCATCATGGGTACCTACTGGAAAATCTGCGCACTCTTGGATTACTTCTTGCGCCCAACGTCTATCCGTTGCAGCCCATACAATCCCTGATGCAAACAAGTCTGTAATAGAGTTAACCCGTGATATCTTATCTTTTACTGGTGTGTACTCAGAAACAGGCATGCCCATTGAACGTAGCTCTTGATAGAGCGCGGCACCGTTTGATTTCTTTTCTACTAGGAACGTATCAGGTTCCCACTCTTTATACTCTTGAATCATGCGACGTTTAAGCTCAGGAAACTCCATCCGCTCTTTCCACGCATCAAGTAGGATTATATTATTCTGATTGGTTTTTTCATTGAAGAATACGCCCCATATAGTAACGGCGTTATAGTCGGCCCTGTTGTGGGATTCTTGAGCCGCATCTAACGACATGATAGTGTATTCACACTGTGGCGGGTACTCTTCATCCCAATGCTGCCACCAGTCTTTCTTGATGAGCTGTGCACCTTCTGCAGTTGGATTTTGTAAATACTG